TAATCGAGTTTCTACCTGTTTGAACCCTTTCATTTTCGACTACTTTCCCAGTAATATTCGTGTAACGCATTCGCCACTTTACGCCGCTCGGCATTAGCCGTCTTGCATTTTGCTCTAACTTTGAGTTGGTTCCAAATTGACCGTAAAAAACCTCAACAAAAATAAAAACATTTTTTTCAACTGTGTAAGATATAGACCTTCTTAAAAATCCTGTATCCCTTTTTGCTGTCGCTTTGGATAAATTAACCACCTTTTCCGCAATTACCCTTGTTTCTTTTGTTATTAGCACCCGCTTCCTAGATTAGACATTGCTAATTCTATTGTAATCTGGTGTCCGTCTAAAGCGTTTTTGTTAAAATTCTCTAGCTTACTGGCTTGCGTGTTTGAAAACAACTCTATATTATTTGCAAAATTATTACTTCTCATTTGATTTAAAAACCTTGTAATTATTGCAAGCGTTTCCCCTAGGTTATCAATTAAATTTGTATCTAATCTTAACTTGCTGTCTGTTTTTTTAGGGCGTATATCTCGCTGCTGAACGACCGTAATTAAAAAAGTAGCAACTATTGCATCTTCTAGGGTATCGCTGTTTAAATAGTCTATATTAACAAGGCTGTAAATGTTTTCTTTGTTGTTGTCAATATGCTTTGTTTCTACCAAAGTAACCGTATTAACTAAATCGTTTTCCGAAAATTTGTTGATTAAAAAGTCAGTCAATAAGTATAGTTCGTTCATTTTATTTTAAATTTTCAACGGTTCTTTTTCTTAATAAATATTCACTCCAAAACAGAAAATAATTTGTTTCGTAGTGAAAAATAACTTTCGGACTTACGCCTTCAAAGGTAGAGCAAAGATATACCATTTCTGTGTACCCGCCGTATGTCAAAGAAAAGTTTTGCCTTTCTATACTTCCTTGCGTTGTTTCGCTTGTGTTAGCAAACTGCGGAGGGTTGTATATCCACGGAAAATTGGCTTTTACTTCTTCGGCTTCTTGCAAATATAAAGCGACTGCAAAACGCTTTACAAACTCTGGTATCTTTACAAACCAAAGTCTAGGCTTTACAGTCGCTTTAATAAATGCGGCATCATCTTCATCTTTAATAAACGTTTCTAGGTCTATAAATCTACCCGCATTTTTAAAAGTAACGTCAATTTTAAACAAGATTTTGATAATCAAAAATAACTTTAAGCTTTTTAATGTCTGTTTCATCATTGCCGAATAGTTCTTTTAACGTTTCTTTTTTTCTTAACTCTTTTTTTTCTAGCTTCCTATATTCCTTTTTTAAATAAGGGAAAAATCTTCGCAAGTGCATTCGTGTAGTTTCTTTTTGTGTCATAGTGGCATAGGTGTTTTACGTTGTATATTAATAAAATATCCAGCGGCTTCTGTTATGTGGTCAAAGCCTGTTGTTTTGTCGGGTTCTCCATTCTTATATGTTTGTCGCTCGGTGGCTTCTGTGTAAACAGGGCAGTTGTTTGTATTGATAAAATATACCCTTTCGCCTTTTGCGTTCTTAAAAGCAGCGTTAACAGCGTTTACTCGGTCCTTTACAAATGGGTTCTTGTTTGGTTTTCTTATATTAAACCCTGCATCGCGTAGTACTATTATATCGCTTTTACCGCTTGACTTTCTATTGTCGCCACTTGCATCTGGATAAATTACGATTGAATGACCTGCGTACTTTGACTGGATCAAAGAAACCATTTCAAAAGTATCATAAGCGTTTACTATTTCAGCCACCGCGGTCTTAATGTTGCCGTCAATTACGTGGACCACTGCGTTCATTTTAGTGATGTTAAAATCCATTCCGATATGCAGCACATCATTTGCTTGTATCTCTCGAATAGAATTGTTTTCAATCCTGTCAAAGTGGTGGTAAACGTTACCGCTTGTTAAGTTGACAAACTCGCCATTTAGGTATGCTTCTAGTTGTTGAGCTGTATAAATGTCTGAAAGGGTTTCAATATATTCTTCTGGAATAAAGGGGTTATCTAATGTTTTGCCCTTTATCATTTTGCGGTTTGCCTTTGTTTTGGTTACGAAAAACTCATAAGCCCACTTAAACCCTTCTGGTGTACCTACCACATCAGTTTTATTTTTATCGCCATTTGGCAACTGGCAGCGGTTTCTTGCGATAATCTTCACGAACACATCACTCATTGCGTCCTTAGAAAGTATATCTGTTTCGTCAATTAACGAATACCCAACCTCGTAGCCTACAATGCGCTCTGGGTTTGACATAGACCTTAAAATTATCTTACCGTACTTAGTGTTAAAAAAATGTTTTGATTGGTTTAGAACGTACGGTATGTTCATATTTGTAAGAAGTTCCGCAAATTTAGGTATTGCTACGTCCTCAATCAGTCCGTACGTTGGTAAGTAGTAAGCAACTGGAATGCTTGGATATTTCAACTTCATTAAAGTAGTTTTTAAAACGCCCGCAAAAGATTTGCCCGAACCGTAACCTCCAATTAGCCCTGTGTGTGTTGCGTTACTGTTTACAAAAGCTGCCTGATTTTTCAAAACTTTTAATTCCATTTATATAATTTTAAACGTTATCGGTTCGACGGCTGTAAATTCTTCGTTTATATTATGCTGCACAGATTTACCAGCGTACCTATCAAGTACTTCTTTGATTGCGTTCATATCGCCCTTCACAGCCATTGTAGTAAGCTTATTTATAATTGCCGTTAGCTTATCCACTCCACCGCTTTCGGTCTGTAATTCAGCCGTTAAAACCTCTTTAAGGAGTTTTGTTTTGGGTGCGCCTTTGCGGTTTATGTTTTGCGGGTTTACATCAAACCCTTTGCCCTTTTTTAAATTGTCGTTTTTTTCCATTATTCCGTTGTTAGTCGGTTGTTATTTTAAATTTACAAATGCTTTTAATGGATAAAATATTAGCGAGTTTCTATAACCGCCTTCGTGCGTTGGTATAATAGGGGTTACTCCGTGTATATTTTTCCACGCTGGGTAAACCAGTATTGAGTTGTTTGCGCTGTCCATTGTCGCATTATAATCTGGCACGTGTAAATTACCCCCTTTTGCGTTTAATCTTTTTGTTATAATAACATTAACCGCTCCAACTATGTTTCCTGTGTCCCTGTGAAAAGGAGCTGAAAGGTTTAAGTTAGAAACGCTGCTTGTCCAAAGACTACCAAACTTCCATTTATCATGTACTTGTTCAAATAGTTTTTTTTGTGCTTCATATTGATTTGGTAGTATTTCTTTTATTAACAATTCACTTTCTTTTGCAAGTAATAACATTGCCTTTATAAAAAGTGTTGTTTTTTTATTATTATGTTGTGATGAGATGCTTTTAAACGGTCTACCTATGTATGGTTTTGGAGGAACGCTCCCAAGTATTACGCTTGCACCCTCGCCAACGGGTCTATCTTTACTAGCCAAAACGCTTTTACTCCCCCCTCCTAGCCGACCCTCTTTCTTTACGTTATCACTCATCAATTCTTTTGAAGCCAAGTTTGCCAGCTTACACATCTTGTCAGGCATCTGTTTAATGTAGAAACCTATTGCAACACCATCCTCATAAAAAATACAATCATCAGTTATGTTTGGCTCAATGTACGGACATTCTTGCCCTATCTTTGTGTCGTGCTGAACCTTTACTAAATCAATTCTTTTCATATTACTTGTCTTTTATAGTGGTTTGCTAATGCTTTTATATCTGTTTTCATATCTAACCTTTCGCCTTTGCGTTTTAAGGTTACAAATGGTTGCCATTCTTGGCACATTTTTTTTGCACTTGCTTCGTCTTTTTTTAATTTGTATTCATCTTGCAAACCACCTTTGTTACTTCCAACGTCTGGACAACTAAACCAATAATGATTAAACCTTAAAACTCCGTTACCTTTTTGTATTGTTTGTAAAGCAAAATCTCTATCTTCTTTTAGATTAAACTCTGGTCTATAATTCCATCTAATTTTTGAAACATTCATTAAAACACAAACTTCAGCAAACTTTTTATTTATAGAATATTTTGTTTTCTCGTGCCATGCGTGCTGTGTGTAATTTATACCAACTAATTCAAATGGTAAAGCCTTAACTTTATTATAAATATCAATCCAAATAGAAGCGTCTTTTTTAACTGTTTTTCCGTTGTAAATTCCAAAAGAAGTAACATCGTCGTCGCAAACTATAATCCATTCTTCTTTGTTTTCTTTTGCCCAATTTAAAACAAAGTTTCTAACATATCCAATACCACCGTTATTTTTTTTAATACTAACTTTGTTTGGAACGTTGTATAATTCTAACTCTTGTGGCTCAATAAAATGAAATACTTTTATCCGTACATCTTCAAATAGTTTGTATGTTTTTGTTGTTGGTCTGCCTTTTGTCGGTATACAAACTATCATAATTTATTCTTTTCGGCTTTTAAAAAGTCCAATATCATTTTACCTACATAAGCGTCTTGTTCGCGCCAAAACTTTACAAGTGCATACGCTTCTTCGTAATGGTTTGGTTCAAATTCAATTTGAATAGCTTTCTTGACGCCGTTTTTCATTTCGTCAAGTTGGTTGTCCAAATCATCGTTATCATCAAGTAAAGAGTAGTCAACTTCTACTGGCTGTTGCCAAACATCCAAGCCCCACTCCGTTAACTCCTCAGCATCCCATTTGTTTGCTAAGCTATCCCAATCCCATTCTCCAAATCCAACGTTATCTTTTATGATAAATTCCTTTTGCTGTTGCTCTGTAAGGTTGCTTGCTTTGATAATCGGCACTTCTTTTAAACCAGCTTCTTTACACGCTTTTAAACGCATATTACCACCCAATACAATCATATCATCGTTGACTACAATCGGACGTAAGTTAAGCATTTCTGGGAACTCTTTAATAGATTTTACCAACTTAGCAAATTTGTCGTCTTTTATAATTCTGGGATTGTTCGGGTTTGTTTTAACCTCTGATATTTTTACTACTTGCATAACACCGTTCTTTTAACTCTAAAACCTGTATCTAGGACATCTAACGACACTTTGCCGTTATTATTACAATCATTACCATAATAGTAAGATTCACCGTTAGGCACGTTGTCAATCGTTACCACGGCGTTACAGTCGCAAATGGTAGGCTTGTTTTCTGGTGTGCAGCTTGCCATTAACAATGCAAAAATAAATAGTGTTTTTTTCATTGTTTTGATTTTAATTGTTAAACGCAAATATACAAATAAATTTTGGTTGCTATTTGCTATTCGTTTTTTTCGTTTGCGAGGTGCAAAATAGTTTTGTTGATTGCTTGCATTATTGTTTTCGTTATGTGGTCTACTTTACCCATTACTTCGCGGTCTGGGTAGGTTACTAAAACCCTTATTTTATAATAGTAGTTTTTCATTCCTACCTTTATACCTTGCGCAGATAGTTTCTGTATTGCTTGTTGTGTTTCCATTTTTATTGTGTATGCTTTTTATTTTTTAAACATACAAATATGTCGTTAAATTGTTAGAGTTTCACATATCCGATGTTAGCAAAAACTTAATCTAATAAGTCTAGGTATTCTTTACACTTTACGCATTGCTTAATTTTATAGTCAATATCTATAAAGTCGTGGGCGCATTTGCTAACACTGTATAAATACAATAGCTTATCTATTGCCTCCTGTTTACTTATATCATCCCTAATTAGGTCTGTTACTATATCAAATATTTTATCTTCCATATCGCTACTGTTTTTATACTATTTCGTTATCTACAAATATCATTTTTTAGTTTTAAATTTTGTTAAAAACGCAAGTTTATGCGTATATCTAATAGTTATGCACCATAAAAACTGAGTGTATCTATACAGGCATTTAGTGTTGAAATTGGCTCTGAATAACATTTGCGTTCAAAGTCAATGTTGCGATTATATCCGTGCTTACTTTTATACCATTCTATGTAGTCTTTTATTCTAATATGCATTTCACAATCAGAAGCATCAGCATTACCATCATTAGTAAGCACTAACAATCCACGCAATTGATATTTTAATGCTTTTGCAAAAGGTATATGCTGTTTACCTTCACAACATTGGCAGTAATGTTTATGTACGTTTTCGCCAATTTCTATATTAGGGCATTGTATCTTCATCATAATTATTAGAATTTACGGTGCATAACATTGTATATGGTTAATGCGCCAATGAAGGCCAGTGCTTAATTTGAAAATTTGTGGTAGGCGCACTAACCATATACCTACCGTTAGCGGAAACCCTGCAACAAATCGGCATTTTCATAAATATTACCTATTTTTATAATTGACTCTTTGTGCCAACCACCTAAACGATACCTTGAAACAGTACTCACGTAATAACATCCAAGTTCAAATTTAACTTGAGCAAGGCCTTTGGGTGTTTGAATTATATCGCTTTCAAATATTTCATTATAATTAGCATCATATATTCCAGTTGACATCATTAATTTTTTATCTCCAAAATGGTGCATAAAACTTTGTATTGTTTCTAAATCGGGGTTTCCTTGGTATGCCATGTATTTTTGACTTTTATCCCACGCTCTAAATTTTATTTCTCTATTCATTCTATTTTTAGATTTGTGAAGAAAGGCAGCCACTATGTCATATTTTAACCATATTGCTAACGTCAGCAAAAAGGTGTAAAACTAATGATAACAATGTATATAAAAAAGGCGGTGTTCGTTGCTGAACTTTAATCTTCGTCTAAGTTAAGGTAATATCAAAACCCTTAACGCACTGGTACGAAACCGCCAATTTAATATACTAAACGTTACGTATGCCGTTTATTAAACAGATACTCCTGCACCTCTTTTGTTGCCTTGCGCTTTGCCTTGTGCAAACTTAAATAGTTAGGATCGTTTTTGTTATTCTCGTACTCGTTTGCTTCCCTTACTTCTACATAAGTAAATATCTCACGTTGCCCCTGCGTGAGGGTGTTAAAGTCGTCCTCACGCATTCTTAGGAACATTTCTTTTGCGCCTTGCATTATTGTAGTTTTAATTTCATAGCGTCTTTTATTGCAGCGGTTGCGGCTTGTTCTGCTTGTGTAAAAGCCTTGTAAGTAGTTTGTAGTTCACCCATAGCAAGGCAAGCGTTTAGCCTATTATTTAAACGTGGTATGTCTAGTATTGTTACTGTTGGTATTGGTTGGTTTGCAACGCCCCATGAATATCTTAAAACATCGTTTTGGTCTTTTGCAAATAAACCGACTATTTTTTTTTCGTTAAAAAAAGAAACCCATTTCCATTCCTTTATTTTTAAATCAAAAGTCGCGCGGTATTTTGGTCTGTCTTGACCTGTTAATTGCACTTCATTTTCTTTTAAAAGTATGCTTATTTGTGGGTAGTCGTATAATTCCCTGCCTATACCTAAATTAAAACAAGCGCGCTTAAAGCTATCACTTGCAAGCCCTTTCTCTTTTTCTGTTAGGCTTTGCGTTCCGACATCTTCTTTTCCTACCCACTCATTTATATTCTCGTTCCAGATAGATACGCGGCATCTAGTATTACCGTCAAAGTGTTCTCGCTTCCAATATGCAGCACCTACGACATCATCTAGTCTATTCATATCCACGCGAGCATCTTTATACGCTAATATTGTGGCATACTTTCCGTTATTTATAGACTGCACCCAAAAATCAATCTCGTTTATTTTTAAAGGCGTTCTTAATAGTTCTAAATTTTTCATTATATTTGCGTTGTTTTGATTGTTATTTAACCGCTGTACTCCTTGTGCAGCGGTTTTTTATTTTAAAGTAATCCTTTGTATTCGTAGCCTTCGTGCCTTCCGTCCTGTATAAATTCTTTTGCAAGGCGTTTAAATCCAAGTTCTAACGCGGTGATGATTAGTATAGGGGCTTCTTGGTAGATATACTCGCTGTGCCAGTCTATTGCGTTAAAATCTTTTTGCAATAACTCTTTTAACTTGTCTTTTACTTTTGTTTTCATTTCTCTGTGTTTAGATTGTTAGGTGTAAATATACACTATTATTTGTAATTAAAGCCATTTTATAAAATCTATGTAGTTAAAATATAGCGTTAGGTCGTAACATTCACCCCTTTCAAATCGTCTTATTTTTGTAAGATTACAATTCAACTCCATTGCGATGTTTTCTACCGATATATCCGCAGCGATTCTGCTTGCGCGTAAGGACTTAACCTGTTCTGATACAAGGTGTCTTGTTGTTAAGTCCTTTATGTCGTTTAAAGTAGTCATATTACCACGGTAAATCATCCGCCTGCGAGTCTAGTTTAGACGTTGCTGGCTGGAATGGTGCTGTTGCGTTTAACCCTTGTTTTGCTTTGTCAATTCTCCATCCTGTAATAGTATTAAAATACTTGTTTTCGCCCTGTGGTGATACCCATAAACGACCGCGAATATTTATACCTACCGTTACAGCTTCGCCTACTTTAACAGCGTTTAAAAGGTCTGTTTTGTCTTGGTGAAACTCCAATAAAATATCTTGTGGATATTGTTCTTCGGTTGTGATTACTAACTCGCGCTTTTTGAATTTCTCGCTTACCGCTTGCGCTTCTTTAATTACTTTTACTGTTCCTGTTATTTCCATTTGTTGTTTATTTAGTTGTTAATTTATTGGTAATTTCTTGCAAGCAGTCCGCTTGTATTTCGGTAGCCGTTACAAGTAACTCATTCGCTATCTTTAAATCTGCTGGCCTTGTGAGGTCTAGCTCGTTAAACTTTTGCGCTATGTAACTATCCGCGCAGTCAAAACCGCATAGTTCTAAATACTCCCAGTCATCGTCTTGAAAGTCTTGCTGGCAACATAAACAATTTGCTGGGTCTGGTGTTACGTGGTTGTAGTTCCACGGTGCGTGTGGGTCGTGTTCCGCACCTGCTGGTAGATTGCTCATTGTGTTTTGTTTTAATTGTTATTTTGTAACACCCTTTTAAAGTCGTCAACCGTTAATAAGGGAAATTTAATGTTGTCTAGTTCCGATAGATATTCTAGCACTGCCATTAGTGCATTGTATTGGTTTTCTTTGGTCATACTTTGAGCATTCCATAACGCTCTTTTATTTATATCTCGTTCTCCAAACATAAATAAGTTTTCTATGTTTTTTATTTCCTCCATATCGTAGCCAGTTATATTTTTAGTTTTAAAGGGTTTATAATTACTGCCTGTCCAAAAATCTTCATTATTACATAGATTTCCGACGGCACAAGCGCAGGTATCCATTGCGTTTAATTCCCCCTTGTTAAAGGCATTGTACAGCTTTAACGCTGCGTTTTCAAATCTGTTCATTGTGTTTTGTTTTGTTTGTTATTGTATGGTGTAAATATACACTATTATTGTTATTACGCAAATATTAAAGCGTTTTTATTTTGTCGCGATAGTAAATATAAAGGGCTTTTAATTCTTGCCTATCCCATTTGAAAGCGCTTTGTTTGCTTTCGGCTGCCATTTTTACAACTGTTTCAAAATTTTCTTTACCTATTCTACTAGGTAATCGCAGCGCGTACTCGTTTTCGTTCCCTTGTTTGTGTAAATTACATATTCGGCATTGCCCTAATATGTTAAACTCGTGATATTTAAGATTACTATACAACTCCGCTTTAAAAAAATGCCCTGCTTGGAATTGGTCGTTCCATTTAGCACCGCAAGAAATGCACGGCAAACCTTTGTCGCGCAGCCTTATGTACTTATGGCAAATCGTCATAACCTGCTTTTTAAGCGTTTCTAAGTCCTTTGTTTTTTTCTCGCTTGCTATTTGCTTATCCATATCTAAACGTGGCGCAGCGGCTTTAAAAATAGCCTTATGCATCTTTGTACGACCAGCTTCGCTTGTTAGTAGCCAGTTTGAGTAACAACACATCTTGCCTAAGCCATAAACGCGATGGTAAGTAAGCTTCCCGCATCCGTAGCCTTTTGTTTGTCCTGTTCCCTTGCAGGCTTTTTCTTTTGGTTTAATCACTTTAAATTACCTTATTTTGTTTTTTTTGCCATTCTACACCAGCTTCAAAACCTTTTTTTAGTTCCTTATAACTATTTGTTTCGTGCATGTTAAATTGGTTGTGAGCGTAGTGTTCTGCTGCTTTTTTAATTTCGTTTTCCATTGTGTTTATGTTTTTGTTAAGTGTTATTGTGTTTGTTCGTAATCTGTTAAAATTTGGTTTATTTGATTAATCAAAAACTTAGTTAGTTTACTTTGGTCTATGTGAGCCGCTAAAATATCCTCTGTTTTTAGGTTTTCCTTTGCGGTCACATTACCTATCCTTACTGTTTCCATTTCGCTTTTAATATTACCTATGTGAAAATCAATAGGTACGCTTAGAGCATCTACTAAAGCCTTTCGTAAAGGTATGTTAACATCTTCAAACTGTTTCTTTAAAATCATTTCTCTGTAAAGGTAAAGATACATTTTTGCAAACGGTTCTTGCGAGAAACTTATTTGTTCCTGCTGCTGGTTATAAAATGCTATTATTCCATTCAAAGCGTCCGTATCATTTTCATTAGGTAAAAATGCTTTACCCTGTGAAAATCTCCAGGCAATGCGCTGAATTGATTTAGTAATTTCCATTTTTTTTATTTTTTACTTCGGTTTGTATTGGCAGGCTATTATTATCAAGGTTAAACGCAATATCATAAAAAGCGCGGTTCCGTGTATATTGAGCAGATAGCGTTGTTGTATAATCTTCGGTTACAACGCTTATAACTGTTTCCGCTTTCTTTGTCACGCTGCTTCCTAAGTGACCTGTGGCTTTCAAAGTGCCGTAATTCATGTGCAAAACAGTACCTATTGCGATTTTGTATTCTTTGCTCCAACTCATTAGCAACTGCACCACCGCGTTACATTCCTCAATATCATTAACGTTTTTTACTAGGTCAGCGATTCCGTCAATAAACATTAAACCAATGTTTTTTATGTTTTTAAGTTGCCATTTTATTAAGCCTATTCGCTGTTCTACGTCAAGGCTTCGCATACTGTAAGGATAATAACCGCCATATTTGTAACCGACCATTTCTAGCACCTGCCTTGCGCCTTGCTGGGTGTGGAATAAAGATTGTTCTGTGTCGTTGTCTATGACTATTTTATTTTCATTGTCGTGTCCTGCAATATCTGGAAAGTAGTCGCTTGCATTACCGCCTATGTAACTGGCTATAATAGCCTTTTTTGCAAAGGTTTTGCGTGACTTACTTGCACCTACTAAGCAAAAGAAGTCTCCATAAGATGCAATAGGTGTTGGGTATCGGTTTCCCTTGTATTCGTGTTTACCGATACTAATCGCGATAGGCTGCTGTTTTATTACTTCGTCAATATTTACAAAGGTGCTTGCGTTTATTGCTGAATAGTCGATGTCGCTTATTGTCTCACTGTGAAATTTTATAGGCTGTATCATATCGACCCAATTTGTTTAACGGTTCTAAACTTTGCTAATCTACCCGCTTGAATCTCCGTTCCAATCCAGTTACTGCAATAAGTTCTAAAGTTATTAAACGGCTCGTTGTATTCTCCACCTGTTTGTGTTCCTAAGTGGATTATAAAGTGGTCAACTAACTCGCGCAAATTACCTTGCTTTATTTTGTGTTTACGGTAAACGCTTTCACGCCATATATCGCTTTCAGATTCGCCTATTTGATTTGAGTATAAATCCATAACATCTTTAAAATCTACCTTATTAATTACATTATCATTATCATTAACATTAACAGTTGGTTTTGTTGAGGTTTGTTGAACACTTTCAACACTTGTTGCTTTTGTTGTATTTTGTTGTTCTTTGTTTAACGCTCTTAGTCTTGCTGATTCTTTTCCAGCATCGCTGCGCTTGCCTTTAACTTCCTCAAACTTTACCAAATCCCTTTTAAGCTGGCTTTGTATAAACTTCCACGCTGACAATACAACTCTATTTTCTAATATTGGATTCATATCATTAACATACTCAAGTAGGTGCGTGAATAGTATTCCCTTTTCTTCATTTGTTAAGTGGTCTATATTGTTTATTAAGTCAGCGTAAAGAACAAATGATTTTTTATTTTCTGCCATTACTAAATATTTTTAACGTAAATACCCTTTCGATTTAACCAGGCACGGCTAAAAAGAAAGGGTATTTTATAATTTCGTTTTGGTTAGTGCCTTAACCGTTTACAAATGTAATACTATTTATTAGTTATAGGGCATTTAAGCGAAACCCATTTCAATTTCTACCAAAACCCAACTTCCGCAATCTGAACGCTCATACCTTGCTTCTCTCAACGGTAATATTAAATGAGCCTCCCACTTACTTTGTGGAAATTCTTTTGCTTCAAGTTCAATTTCTTTAAGTTTTTTAATATTGTCCCAGTTTTTAAATCGGTCTTTAGAATCATCCACAAAATAAGTTTCCCCGTCTTTTAAAATAGTCCATCCACCAAATCCGCTATAAAGTGTGGTTTCTATATCTAATAATTCTTCACTTCCACCACAACATAGGCATCCTACCTGTTGTGTTTTTCCTTTCATCTTTTCTTTTAGTTCATTTAATTCAGCCATAATAAAAACGCCCTATAACACTATGTATAGCAAATAGCCGTGTTACGGGTCTTTTTAAAACTATTTGCTTAATTATTAATTACTGTTTATTTACTTCCTTCCGTGCTTAAATCGGCTACTTGCCATACACAAACCGATATACAATAGTTTTTAGTTGTTAGTTTAGATATTAGTAATACTAAAGTTTGACTTTTTTCTTTTTTTTAGTTATTGTTTAAATTAATATCCCTTTGTATAATTCAATCGCTGTTTTAATACTTTCGATTGCTTCGTTATAATCTTTGTTAACGTCTTTAAAACCTCGCTGACCTCCTTTTAGTAGTTTCTTTATAGCGTGCTGGGTTGCAGGATTAACAACGTTAAAAGCCTTTAAAACATCGTATACGTCAATCATTTGACCGTTACACTCTACGTGGTACTTGCTTTGTGGTTTCATAGCCCTTTAATCTCAAAGTCTATATTTAGTTTTACGCCTTTGTCAATCCATTTTTGCACCTTAATGCCGTGTATCTTCTTGCGAACTGCAAGTATTACCTCTGGCCGTGTTTCTATTGCGTAGCGTGGAACGTCAAAACTTGCATCTTTATTCGTCACGTAAACAACGCCTAAGTTTTTAAGTTTATTTAAGATTGGCGTTAACTGATTATACGTATATTTAAGCGTTAAACTCAATCTTTGAATGTCGTAACCCTCTACGCTATAAATAAGGTCATATACTCTTTGCGTTTGTTCTTGTGCGGTTCCGTTTTGCAGTTGCTTAACGTAACCCTGTGCTTTTATTTCTTTCATTGTATTTGTGTGTAAAAGTTAGATTGTATTTTTTGCATCCATAGCATAAAAGCTAGTTTGTCGTTTGGTTTCCAGTCCTTCGGAATGTGCTTAATGGTTAGTTGCATTGTAGGTTTTTTTCTAGTTTTTCATCCAGCCTTTGGATGCTATCAAAGTAAGCGTCAAAATGCATGACATTATCTACTGCAATCATCGAATTTGTAACCGTTCTATTCAGCTGCATCCCTATTTCATAATACTGACCTATTGATGCTATATGCTCGATAGTGTAGTTAGTGTATTTTTTGCAAAAGTAAAAGAAAATTTGTCTAGGTCTTACAAATTGTACCGCCTTTGACTTTTTAAAAAGTATGTTAGGAGTGATGTTGAACTCCTCGCATACCCTATTCATTATTATTACGTGATTGTTGTACATTGCGTTGTTTTAATTGGTTATGTAAGCGTTTCCAGCGTCATAGCTTAATGAACCGCCGCGTGAGTAGCTTACTGTTTCGTCTTGCTTTAAATACTGGTAAGCATTACTAAGAGCCTTAACCGCTTCTTTTTTAGTTTTGAAAATTAAATCAATACTATTTCCTTGAAGCTTGTTTATGCTTAACTCTTTTCCTATGATAGCATTTCTAAGAGTTGAAACGCTCATTATTTGTCCTGTGATGATGATTGAAGTTTTCATTTTGTTTTGTTTTAGATTGTTAACTATGGTGCAAATATACACTATTATTGTTATTACGCAAATATTCTGCAAAAAAAAACCACTTAAATAAATAAGTGGTTTAAATTTTATTGGTAACAATTCACCCGAAAGCAAACCAATAACCCTTTGTACTTAGGAAATACAAAAGTAGGCAATAATATTACATATGCAAGTAATAATACATCTTTATTTCTAAATGTTAGAATATGTGTGTGAGCTTTGCTACTTGTCCTTGTGTTTCATGGTGTAGAAAACCTACCACCGCTTTAGGTGCGTGCTGGTAGCCGTTGCGATGATGCCAGCCGTCTGTGCCGCTTGGGCTTCTAAGCGTTTCTATGCACACACTAAACACATCTTTTGCACTTGTGTGGTGTATGTGATGTCCGTATACATAACGGTGCTTACAGGCGTGCCAAAACTCGCTCGCTTCTTCTGCCATTAAGCCGTGCAGCTTATCAACTTTCGCGCTATCCATGTGCGTAGTACCTATAAGGTTGTTTCCGTAAACGGTGTATTTTCGATGCCGCATGTCATTATCAAATGTAACCTGTTTGCAGTTGTGAAACCAACTTGAAACACTATCTAGTAACATAAAACCGTGAGTAAAGTCGTGGTTACTTGGATTGTAAACAACCTCAACATCTGCAATAGTTAGCAGCGTTTCTATAATTTCCACTAGCAATTTTTTAGCCATTATAAAATTATCATACCACATTCCGTCGGTGTCTTGATGCGTGCCGCTTGTAGTGGTAGCGCGTGCATTGTCTACGTGCAAAATGTCATTACCAGCAATAAATAGAACTTTGTTAATATGGTAGCCGCTAGCCTTTTGTATAATGCCTTTTAAGCCCTCTCTAACGCGTTGTACGGCAATTTGTGAGTTATATGTCTCCCCTGTTTCAAAGCTGCTGCAAATCTTACCTATATGTATGTCGGCAGCGTCAAATACTAAGCAATGATTCTCGTTAGATTTTTCACGGGTAAACTTTGGGTAAATAAAAGCGTATTTTTTTGCTTCCTTTATAAATGATTCATGCAACTCTTTTACGTGCTGCATTTCCTGTTTAATTTCTGGCTTAATAAATAGCGGGTTTGTTACTCTTACGCTTTCTTGTTTAGTCTTTAGCCAAAGCATCGGCGCGGTTGTTGGGTCTGCGCCTACATTTGCGCAGGCTTCTACAACGCCTTTATTTTTAATCTCTAAATAAAGTCTTTCTTTTCGGCTGTTTAAGTAGTACCTTGGGTTTCCGTTGCCTGTATAAGGCTTTAACGCAAGCCCTAGAGCCAGCGCAAAATCGCTTGTTAATCTGACTTTCATGGTGTTTTGTTTTGTTTCTGTAAAAGTAAAGTAAAAAACTTTACCGAAAAAAAGATAATATTTTCCAGCCTTTTAAGTAATTGTGTACAATAAAAACCAAAGCGGCTACCACAATAAGTATCCACCAAGGGAAGGCTTTTTTAATTTCTACTTCTTTACTTTTGGCTTTTACCTCAACGCTTGCCGTTGTTGCCGTTTTATCTGCTATTTGCTGCGTTATCTCTTGCTTTGTGTCTGTTTGTATGTCTGCTATCTTTGCAGCCGTTTTAACGTGCTTAAAATTAGTAAACGTTGTTTTATTACCTTGCTTTGTGATTGTTGCGGGTTGGGTTACGTCTGCAACCTCGCCTGTAAAGTCGTCGTTTGTTTGCTTATCTACTTGCAGAACCTTTACAACGTCTTTGGTTTTGGTTTTAATATCTTTAGCAACCTCTATTTTTGTTTCCGTTTCTAGTTTGTCAACGGCTTTTTTCTTAGAGCCGCAGGATATTAAAAGTGCTGCAAATATTATTAATGTAATTTGTTTTACCATCTTGCTTTTTTTAGTCGTACATCATAGTGTACAAAAGTCGGATATAATCCTACACCGCCCTGTAACATTGCTTTGTCCATTATTAATATTTCAATTGCTTCGTGTACCTTTTTACTGCTTAATCCCTCCACGCTTATGTCGGCTGCCATTCCTAGTAAGTGCTTGCTGTTTTTAACGCCACCTATTGAACGATTATGCTTTGGGCTGCGATAACCGCTGTTTATTGTTATAGGCTTGTTTAAATAGTCGCGTAGTTCTTGCAGTTGCTCGGCTAGTATTTTGATATTGTGCAAAACTTTTGAAGGCATTAACGCACCGTCTTTGCTGTCAAATTCTGATTTGGTAAAGTTACTAGTTATTTTCATAATTTTTTACACCTTGCTATCTCTTTGTTTTGCTTTGCGATGATTGCTTTTGATTCTTTTATAACCGTTTCCAACTGACCGATTATACCTTTTAATTCAGTATTAATTGCTAGTAAATTAGTAACGTTTTCCTGCATATCTTCAAGTAGTTGTTTTTCCACTTCGCGGACTGTTTTTAGGTTTTGCAGTTCTACACCTACCGCATTGGCTTCCGCTTCTTTGTTTGTTGATGCTTGTATTTTACGTCCTGTAAACCATGCAGCAACTGCGCTTAGTGCTAGGAAAATATTATCCCAGTGGCTCTTAATCAAATCAATCATTTTAAAAATATTATTAGTTACATTTCTACTGCATCGTCTTGCGGTGCTTCTTTTTCGGTTGCTGCTTCTTGCAAGTCTGCAATTTCTTTGGCTGCTTGCGTTGCGCTGGCTTCAAGTTCTGCAATTTCTTTGTCCTTAGTTTCTACTTCCGACTTTAAAGCTGTGTTATCACTTTGCAAAGTTTCTATTAAAAGCAAAGCATCTATTAATACTTGCTCTAAAACATCACCTAAAGGAAAGCCTTCTTGCATTCCTATCGCAACGCTCTGCACGTTGTTTTGCTTTTGCGTTAGTACTTGACCATCTTTTAAAACGGTGTCTAAAAAGCCCACGTGTGCGCCTGATATAGTACTATCTTGATTCCAACGTACTAAAAATTCGTATGGTGTTCTACTTTCTGTAAATTTTGACATAATTTTTATTTTATTTATTAACTTGATGTTACTGTTTCGTAAGCGGTCGCCCCGCCTATTCTCATTTTGTTTAATGTAGTATTGAAGAATTGCCCGCCTTTAAGGTAGGCTGGTTCGGTTGCTGTGGTAAATTGTGCAAATGATACCGCACCTCTCAATATAGTGTTTGTTATTGTAGTGTTGCCTAACGTTACGGTGTTTGAACCTGCACCAATTGCGTTGTGTCCAATTACAATCTGATTTGTTTGATTGTCTGCTAAAGCTTTTGTATTTCCTCCTAAAAACACTGAATTATTTGTAATAGTGTTTTCAGTAGTGCCATTTTGAATAAAACGACCAGAGTTTGCACCGCCCGCAAAGTTATTACTTCCTGTGGTGTTTGAAAGCAAAGCACTTAAACCATAACCATTATTGTCATTTCCTGTGGTGTTATTTCTTAAAGAGCTTGTACCACTTGCTGTGTTAAAACTTCCGGTTGTATTTAATAACAAAGAGTCTTTTCCGTTTCCAGTATTACCAGTTGCTGTTGTGTTTGCAAACAAAGCACTTACTCCATTTGCTGTGTTAGAAGAACCTATGGTGTTATTGTATAAAGAATTTAATCCATTTGCAGTGTTATTAGAACCTGTGGTGTTAGACCTTAAAGCGTTTTGACCATTTGCTGTGTTGGTAGATATATTACCGCCACCACGACCTACTGTCAAACCGTTTGCAACTATGTCAGCTCCTGATGTGATTGAGCCGCTAAACTTTCCATTACCTACAACGTCTAGTTTTTCTGTTGGGGTTTGTTGGTTTATACCAAAGTTTCCATTTGCAATTATATTATCTGAAAATGTTTTAACCCCAGCAACTGTCTGCGCACCTGTAAGCTGCACGCTGTTGTCTGCTTTAACACCCTGCGCAAGTGTTGCCACTTCATCACTAAACGCAACAGCCTTAAACGCGGTTCCGTCGTGTATGTTTAACCTTGCGTTTTCGTCTAGCATTACAGAGCCTTTAACAGCGTTTGTAATAGTAGATAATGCAGCGGTAAAGAACTTTTGCATACCGTTTTTAAACAGCGTGTACGCGTCTGAACGGTTGCTTGTGTTTACTCCATTACCGTAGTTTACTAAGCGGTCTGTAAGGTCGAATCCTGTTGCGTTTTGTGGCGTGTAGTCTGTTCCGTTTACACCTCCCGAATGTTCTCCGAATGAACGCGAAAAAGTTTGAGTACCCTCTACATGTGATGAACTACCGCTTGCTACTGCATTAGACCCTTCTGCGTGTGATGCTCGACCGCTTGCTGTTGTTGCGTTTCCCTCTGCGTGTGATTCATCAGCACTTGCGGCTGTATTATTGCCCTCCGTGTGTGAATTATTACCACTTGCGTTTGTGCCGTTTCCCTCTGCGTGTGAATTATTACCACTTGCGGTTGTTAACTCTCCTTCTGCGTGTGATATATCACCACTTGCGGTTGTGTCAGCTCCTTGTGCGTGTGAATTATTACCTGTCGCACCATTTGTAGTACTTTCATCAATTTGAAAACTTAAATCTACCGCATTATCTCCAATATTGCCATAGTTTGCAGGGTCAGCATCTTTAAGCCTGTAACCTGTTTTACCGTTTTCTGTAATTTTTACAAGTTGACCACCCGATTCTATTGCATCGTCTAAATCCTGCGCCGTTCCAGCATAACCACCGTTTAAAAGATAGTCGGCAACAACTGGTATTGCTGGCTTATTTTTAATAAAGTCGTCTTGCGTATCATCATTTTGTAAAAAGTCCGATTGTACGTTTAATTCTGCAAAATCTTCAATATTAGCAAGCTTGTTTTTTTGAGTTGTTGTATAGTCGTTTGAGCTCAACCCCTTCCCAACTTCTTTATCTACTTTCTCAGTAAACAAGTCGGTAAAATTAGACTGAACCTTGATAAACGCGGATCTTAGTTTGTCGCCTAGTCCGTCATTCGGCTGTGATACGTTAAAATTTTCCTGTGCCATAAGTTAATACCATTGAATTACGTTAGTTTCTCTTTTTACTTCTTCTATTTTGTACTCTGGAACTGGGTTTAATTGCAGAAAGTCCTTGAATTGTATGAAAACATTGTTTCCTAATTGATTGTAAAGAGCTGAAAGCCTGTTTATTTCGCTTAAATCCGTTCTTTGCTCTGGTTTTATGATGCCATTTTGGCTTATCTGGCTGCTGTTTATTGCTATATAATGCGAACAACTAAAATACGCAAGCATAAATATTATAAATTTATCATAAAATTGTAGGTAAAGACCGCTTAAAGTGTCGTTTTCTATATCTGTATTTATTTTATTGTATAAATCAACGCCTAAAATTGGCAATATATCGTTTGTTTGCGCTATCACTATAAAAGGCTTTAGTGCGTCGGTGTCAATATTACCTGCAAAGCTTGTTAATGCAGGTATGTCATTTTCTGTTAACCAAATTTTCATATCTATTCTGTTTTGTCTAGTTCCGTTTCTTCTTTAAAGTCTTTGAACCACGGCTTAATCTGTGCATCTATTAAATCGGTAATTTGCTTAATTCCGTCTACCCAATTTTGTCGGCGTGGATTAATTTTTTTACGATAAAATATCTTTAAAGCCATCGAATATTCGTCTGCATTATTTGAAAAACCACCCCCTTGATTGTTACCGCTAAAAAGTATATTCGGCATTCCGTGACCCACTTTAATTTTTCGTTCGGCTTCTTCTGTAAAAAATGTTATATTTTCGCTTAGATTGCTAGGCGGTAACTTGTCAAAAGTTACTGATTCTTCAATACTGTCATTAAAAGATACTACTACTTTTGCGGTGTTGTCAGTTCCTGTTACGCGGTCCCTTACCTTTTCAGCTTCTGACCTTGCAAGTTCTGGTGTGGCCTGCCTGCCTTGATTGTAGTTAACTATTATAATATCGTGCGCGCTGTTTTTAATATAATTGTCCGCGTAGTTTCCTACGCCACCTTCAAACTTTGCAAAAGGTATGCAGCTAAAGTAATCTGGCACGGCAAAAAACGGCTCGGCGGTTGGTTGTCGAACTAGTAGTATTTCTAAATTTTGACCTTCCGTATATTGACCCGTAAATCTAGGGTATAATTCTGGTCGGTATCTTTGCTTATTATCCCAGTCGTAACTGAACCAATATCCCTCTACTTCTAAAGTTAATTGATTGTATTTAATACCTAATTTATAAATAGGAATGTACTTTATTTTTAAAGGTGTTTTTGTTTGTTCATCCCAAATAACCTGCACAGAAAAGCCGCCATAAATACCATCGTCTTTGCACGTCAATAATACGTCCTCTGGTGACATATATTGCTTTAGGTTTACATTTCCTACGCCCTCGTCAATTAAGCCTTCTCCGTACATATACGTGCGTATGTCGTTAATTATAGAACTGTTTGTTGGGCTATCTTCGTACGCATCTTTATAAGTAATATAATTTGCGTTGTTTGTGTTGTTTTTGCTGTTTAAAATGTAGTCTATTCCTACCCTTGGCTTAATGTCAATAGGCTGGTAAACGCTAAATTTTTCAACTTTATTTTCAAACGTAAAAGTTTGCAGTCCTTTATTTGTACGTAAATCTTTCATTTTGTTCGGCATAGTTAAAATTTTGTACGCTTGTACCCTCTTTTAAAATTTGTATTTTTCCTAAGTATAAAATATCTTCACCCCTTTTTAATTCAAACTCAAATTTATCTAAAGTTTTAAATTGATTAGGTTGCGTTGTTATTGTAATTTCTAATTTTTGACCCACTGTAAAAGTAAAGGCAGGGTTCAAAATTGTACTGCCTGTTTCTTTGCGTAAATTTAAAACTAAATTATCGTTTTCGGTTGGGTAAATTCTAGGAATTAATGAAAAAATTAACGGCGTGTTTAAAAAAAGTACTTTCATTTTTTTTGGTATAAAAAAAGCCGTACGGATGCACGGCTTTTTGTTTAGTATTTCAGAATTATACCACCGCCTTAATTGCTGCTGCATATTCTGTTAACGCTGCCGAGGTCAACAAGTACTCCCTTGAAAAGTCAGGTTCCATTGTTTGAAAAGTAACGGTAAAACCGTTTAAATCTCCGATAGTTCCTCCTGTTTGGTCATCAATAGTTATTGCCATAGCGCCGTTCTGTGAGCCTGCTGCCGTAACCGTTCCGTCCTTCCGCTCTATAAATAAAACCACTTCACCGTTTAGCAACTGCTTAACATCTGAAACCGTTTTAACTAGATCGCCCTTTGGCACGTTTAATATAATTGGCAAATTACCAGTAACTCCTTTGCTTCTGTTATCCCCACCGCTTACACCGTTTTCTACGTAGTTTGCAGTTGTAGATTTTACAGCAAATCTCGCTAAAGTTGTTGAACCGAAAGCCGTTGCTATTTCAGTAACTCCTGTTACCGTTGCTTCTAGTCTGTTTGCAGAATCATATACTCCTACCGATACGGCTAGTATTCCTGCTTCGCCTGATATACAAGCTAATTTTCTGCTTCCGCCTAATGTAACACACATATATTTTTAGTTTAAAAAAGGGCGTATTTTCAACGCCCTATTATTTATTTATCCACCATAAAGAACACCGTCAGCTTGTGACATTACTGTCGCGTCTAGTGTGTAGATTGTTCTCACAAACATCACATCGCTGTCGTTGTCTACTTTTCCAGTTTCAAATGAAGCCACGTCAGCGGTGGAATCAGTTGAAAAGAAAATAACGCTTGGTCTGTTTACGTACACAAAGCCAACTGGTATCGGTACGAACTCAATCACAACGCCGTTGTAAGATATTACCTCATCTGCGCCTGCGCCTGTAACTAAAAAGTTAATTTGTTGTGATGCGCCTACTGCATTGTTAGCAATTAATATTAATTGTCTGTGTGCGTATGGTGCGTACATTACTGGTAATTCAGCGGCTTCAAAGCTTTCTGGCTTAACTGCTGCGAATATCTTAGCATATTCAGCGGCTATGTTTGCAGCTGTAATAGTTGTCCCTGTTACTTTGCGGTACTCACCTAAAGCAGTTTCATCAAATAGCACTCTAGAAAGTACACCGTCTACACCTGCTGCATCAGCATCGTAAGAGGCAACAGCTGACTTAGCGGCTGCGGTTATAAAACCTTGACCTGCACCTGCGGTTAACGCTGCAACTGCTGTCTTTGTAGATGCTGAAAAGCCTGCCCAAAATTTAAGTTGTGCGTCCTGTGATGTCTTAGGCGCTGTAAGTTGTAGTACTTGCGTATTAAACTCTGAACTATCAATGTTTAAAGCGCCTTGTGCCATATCACGATTAAATCGAGACTGTCTTAAGGCTTCCATTTTAAAAGTGTACTTGTATTCAATCTTTTTCGGATTGGCTACGCGGTCTTTTAAAAGTGGTCCACCTGCGGAATTTAGCCTTTCGCCAGTGTATGCTTGACCTACAACGTTAACAGATGTTTCTGTTATAATTGTAGATGCTTTTACATCATCTGCGAAATTTACAAGTCCTTTTTCCACGGTTTTGTTTAAGAAAAATATTTCTTGTATAATAGGTGAAACTGCTTCACCTCTGATTGCGATTGGGCTATAAGTTATTGCCATAGTATATTATTTTTTTATTGGTTTTTTTTTGATTCTCTGTACTTCTCTAGTGCAGTCATTTGTGCAAACTCTTTTTGTTTTGGCAAATTTTGTATTGCTAATTTTTCAGCTTTGAAAATTGCTAAATCCTTTTCAGCTTTTGCCTTTTGGGATTTCATAGTTTCTAAGTCCGCAGAATCCTCAACTTCTTTAGCTTCCATACTTGCTAGCTTTTCTTTGAGGTCCTCATTCTCTAGCAATAAAGCATCGTGCTTCGCTTGCAGTTCAATCATCGCTTCAACTGTTGGACCATCTTCTTCTAACAGAATTTCGTCCTCCATTTCTTCTTTGATTTCATCTTCCATTTCTTCTTTAATCTCTCCGTCTAATGCGAAGAAACTCATCATGTGATTAAAAAAGTTTTCTTTTTTGTCTTTTGTATTCATATTTATATCTGGGTTAATTAATTCATAATCTAAAAATGCTTCTAAACTTATGCCGTCAACTTCGCCTGTTTTAACAAAGTTTTGCCAAACATCGTCATTTTCAATTTTAAAGCCTAATATCAAATCGCCTGCCTGCACATCTTCCATTAAAAGCGTCTTGCTTTTGTCCTGCTCTGGGTTTAATACTATCCAGCTTTCAATCGGGTAAACACCTGTAATTTCTTCGTCAGAGTGGTTTAAACTCATTTTTGCAAGCCCTTGATTATTGCTTTTAAAATAAGACTGCTGCATTTTTTCAACTTCTTCTTCGTCAAAAGTGATGTATCCAGGTTCGCCGTTTATATCTTTTCGGAATATTTGCTTATTGGGGCGCATTGCAACAGAATAAATAATTCTTTTTTCTTGGTTGGCAAAGAACACTGGGGTTAAAACCTCGTCAGCAAATTTTGAAAGTTTAGTTTCAACGGCTGCACCCAAAACTATTGAGAAACAGTTTACGTCGGTTCCAGCTTTTAATTTTGCTTTGTAAACTTTCATAAGTGCAAAGATTAGACTAATCATTTTTTAATATTAAAAAGTGGCACACAAAAAAACCACTACGATTAAATAGTGGTTTTAATTAAATTTATTTTTTATTGAAGTACTGGAAAAGCGCTTCGCTTATTATTTCGCTTATTGAGCATTCCTGCCTTTTTGCTTGAAGTCTTAATTTTAAAACTATCCACATTTTAGGGTAGGCAACTAATCTGTTTTCTTTTTGCATTATATTGAGTTTGAATTAATCCTATTGTTATCTAGCTGCTGCTGGTCTGTAATATCTTTACTTACCACAAACGCCTGTATTGGTCTTTGCGTGTTTAGATTGCTTGCTACTGTGTTACCTATCTGGTTTTCTCGGCTTGCCTGAAAGTCTACTTGCGGCGTGCTTGCTGCTGTACCGCCACGCACTGATGCACCACCTGATTGACTTAATGCACCACCGCCACCACCTAAAGATTTTAAGGCCGTTGCGGTGCTTGCTATAATTGAAACACCACTTAACGCACCGCTAACTGTGTTTGCAGTTATTGCGGGTGCTGCAATCGCTGGTCCTGCTACTGGTCCAGCTTGTGCAATACCTAATGCTAAAGCGGCCGCATTACCTGCTGATGTGTTTACTGCTGTTCTGCCTAATGCAACGGCCCCTTCTGCTATAATTGCGGCCTTTTGTAGCTTCTTGTTTTTACTTGCCAACATACCGAAAATGCCTAATGCTTTATCAGTAATTGAAACTTTTGATGCTTCTAGTTTTTGGGCGAGGTTTAATTTTGCTTCATCTATTAATTTTTGCGCTTCAAGTTGTTTATCAGCTATTTTTTTATCCGCTTCTAATTTATCTGCTGCTGTTTTTTCGTCTATTACCTTATTTTCTTCAACTCTTTTAGCTTCCAATTCTTTTTCTAAAGTAGCAAACTTTTCAGCGTTTAAAATAGTTATATTTTCAACATCTATATTTTTAGCAATTAGTGCTTTAACTTCTTCGGCTGCCCTACTTTTTAGCCTTGCTAGTTTTTTTTCTTCGGTTTTGTCTAGCAAGTCCTCGTTTGCTAAACGCAAAGCAGTTTCTTTGTCTGTGCCTTCTTTAATTAACGCAAGCCTTGCATCTTCAATAACCTTTGCATCTGCTGTCCTTTTTGCAGCCGCTTCTTTATCTAGTGATTTTTGTTCGTTTCTTAGGCTGTTTGCGTTTGCTAGCTGTTCGGATTCTTGACCAGATATACGCTCGTTAATATCTGAAATCTTTAAAAGTGCTTCGGCTCTTTCATCTAGGTTTGCACTGCTTTTTCCTTCTTGCGATATTCTTAAGTCAGAAACTGTTTTTCCTAAATTAGCAATTTTTAATTCTTCTAAAGACTGTTGTTTTAAAACCGCTGCCAGTTCTTTGTTTAACTTGGACCTTTCAGCAATAGACAAATTACTGTCATTATCTCTTTTTTGCCGTATCTTTTCTGCTTTGTTTTGAAAGTCTAACTGCGTTTGCTGTGCGTTTCTCCTTTCAGTTACCAACTTAGCTTCTGCGTCTGCTAGCTTTTTGCTTGCTTTTATGTTGGCATTAACACCCTCCTCTAATCCTTTTAATCCAGCCGCCGCAGCATCTAATCCTATAAATTTTAAGCCCTTTTGAATTATAGCACTTGTTGCCAATATTGCCTGTCCTGCTAGTTCAAAGTTTTTAATTAGCCTATCAACTAAAAAGCTGGCAATCGGCTCGATAACTTTTAACAGCCCGCTAAAAATACCACTAATAACTGCTAAACCTTTCTGTAATTTATTACCACCTGCTTCTGTTGACAAAAAAGCCTTCCCAAGTAACGCCACTGCGCCAACTATAACCGCTAAAACAGCTCCGACTGGATTGGCTACTATTGCAAACATTTGAATAACCATCGCTTTAAAGCCAGTTATAGCGCTTGTGATAGGATTGTTTAGTCCTTCAATGTTTTTGCCTAAGCTTTTGCTAGACTTTCCTGCCTTTTCTTGCGTGTCGCTTAACTTTGTTACGCTTGCCTTTGCATCTTCTGTGGCGATAGAAGCCTTTTTTTGCGCTATCTGTAAATTTCGTATTTCTTCAACTGATTTTCCTGTTGAATTTGCTAATGCTTCGTTAGCCTTTTTTAGTTTAATCTCGGCTTCTTCTACTTTAATGGTAGCTGATTCTAACTTGCGTACTTCCTCGGCTGTTTTGTTTGCGTTGGTGTCAAACTGGATTTTTATTTTTTGTTCTTTATCTTCCATTTTAGTAATTAAGTAGGGTTATTTTTGTTTTGCCTGTGGCTATGTCTATGGTGGAGTCTACTATCGTAAATTTATTTTCGCCTATTATAACATCATTTTCTAGCCTAAAATCTCGTACTTCGTTTTCGTTTAATTCTAGGGTAAAATCTTGCTTCATTACATTCTGGTCTATGTACCTTTTGATTATATCGCTGTAATATCTGCTGAATAAATTATCGCGATATGCCACGTTATTATTTACTAAAATAGAAAATGCAAAACTTTTGTTATCCGTTGTGTATGGCAATACTTGAATATATGTAGATATGCTTTGCGTTTGCAGCTCCCCACTTTGCAAAGAACTCTGAACGCCAAATAAAGCGTTTAACGGCTTGTTACCGTGTGAATAGAAAACAACCAGCTCGCCAAAGTTTGCAGTGTACCTTGCTTCGCCTGTGTCTATTATTTCGGGCTGCCCTGATTCAAAACCGTAAATAGTGGTCGCGTTTGTTCTCGCAATGCTTACAGGTGGAATGATTGTGAAATTAGTTTCTACTTTAAATTCTTTTGCGTTTGCTGGTTTTATTTCTGGAAACGCTGTAAGTCCATAATCTAACCCCGAGCCTGTTTTATAATCTACATTGCTTTTAAATTTGCTTTCAGCGTGTTTAAAAATATAGTAGTTGAAATCGTCTTGCGTGGATTTTTCCACGTTTGAAATGTCTGCTACGTAAGTAACCTCTTTTTTATTCTCTAAAATATCTTGCGGCGTAAAGAAAAACAGACTATCATCATCTGGATTTACATCTAGTATTGCAATATTGAACGACTTTAAAAACGAACTTAAAAAGTCAATTACTTTTATTTTTGGTAGTGATTTTATAAGGTCTATTTTTGACCCACCCATTAACGCAAAATTATTGTTATTTGTTACTAGGCTTACGGTTCCGCGATCTGGGATATCCATTCTAAAGCTTAAAACCGAATTGGTCCAGCTTATAGCATTTGTAAATTCTAAAGTGATAAAATATTCAATTTCTAAACTTGAATCAAAAAATAAAGTTTCTATAAAGATACCTATCGCTTCATTTGATTGCGATAAAGCAAAGGTTTCTGTTTTAATAGGGAAATCTTCGCCAACCCTAAAGATTTTCATAGTGCAATCCGTATTGGGCGCGGTTAAATAGTTTATTCCCTGTAAAATAATAGACTGTGCTACTTTGTCGTTTTCCACTCCTAAAGTGGTGATTTTAATTTTTACGGTATCGGTTGCAGCAAAGTAGTCAATTCGATTGCCTAAAAATGAAACACGGCTGTCATTTTGCGTTATAATAAATTTGCTTTGTATTTCACTTCCAAAGTTTTCACCCATACACCAAACAAATGCTTCGGTATATTCCGTTCTGTTTTCCAACGGCGTAACTACTTGCAGTTCGTACTTTTCTTTGATTAATTCAACTATTGTATAAAAAGTTATTGCTGGTCGTAATTCGTTAGCCTTTAAAACCTTATTAGAAGTAGGTAAGTTTGCCGCATCAAAATATACATTGTCTTGACCTAAACCGTCTTGATTGTAGTTTATAACTCTATTTGTAGACGCTAAAGGTACAAAGTACTTTATAGGCGTTCCCTGCACGTTTGCTGATTCCACACCTGTTAATAATGCCTTTACAGTTGATGGCTTCCAGTCCACAACTAGAGTGCCTAGTAAATCTATTGTATCATCACCTATTTTGTCTTTTAGATTTGTTAAACTAGTTGAGAAACTCGCGGTAATAACTGACGGCTTACCCATTTTATAGGCTATTTTTTCGAGTTTTAAAAGCCCTGTTTGGTTTAAAAGGCTACCAACGTAAACTTTTGCGCTAACTTTGCGCAGGTCCAAGGGCTTTATTACGTCAGTATTGCCAAAATAACCCAGCGCAAACAAGTTAGTAGGCGTTGCATCAAAAGTAAATCCTAAAGAATAAGGAGAAAAAACCTTAGAAATGTCCTTAGTATCAACAAAAGTGTATCGCATCGGGATTGATTCATCTTTTATGAGGTCTAATTTGTTATAATTCAATCCGTCAAGCGATACATATACCTCTGTTATCATCGTATATTGTTTATTTTGTTGTTTGTTTCTTCCAGTTTTAAGTTGTAGTCAATCGCTATTTTGTCATTTAGTCTAGTTTTGCGTGTGAAATCTTCATCCGTGATCACTACTGGTATTTGCTGGTGTGTTTTAAAGTACCCTAGAGCATTTTCTGTTATGGTTTGACTGTCTATTGTTATGTCGTTGTTGTCAATGCTTAAAACAGCGTTATCAATAGTTATACCGACCGTGGTAACTGTTTCTAAATCTCCTTTAAAATTAATCAAATAAACAACAGGGCTGTATATTAATTCTTCAACTATTGAAGTCATGTTTTCATCAAGCGCGCCTGTGTTAATTAAATAAGATTGTTCTGCATCAATAGCCGTTATTTGCTTAGAATGTTTATAAGTGTTATCAATTTGCGAAGGGTCGCGGTGTGATATATTGCTTACCGTTCGGTTTACTTTTACGCTCGCTGTTTTCTTACCGTGGGGTGTAAACGATTCCCAAAGGCCCAGCTTATTTATGAACACTATTAAACAAGGGTCTAAAGTGCATCGTAATTTTGTAGGGTTTACCGCAATGTAATTGACCATATTTTTAGTGCTTCCTTCCTCCACCGTTCTAGTAAAATTAAAAGTCTGATTAAAATAGTTGCTTATCTTTGGATTAAACCATTTTTCAACAGGAATAACAAAGCCACTAGCACCGTAATTCTGCACTCCGTTATCTTCTATTAGATTCTGTTCGTAGTTCCATCTATAACCTAGGGTACAAAAAAATGTGTTGGTATATCGCGTAGTTTGACTTGCATCAAAATTTATGTTAATTATTTGTGCCTGCAGAAAAACACCTTGATTTGTAATCGCTGGTGGAGCTGCCCTATTATAAGCAAAGCGCGGTTTGATAAAAGGTCTTACAATATCGGAAATTTCCATCGATATGTAATTATCTGACTTACTTACTTTGTCCTTTTTTAATATTACCGTTGGCTGGTTAATGGTTCTGTCTTGTTCGCCATCCCAAATGTATATATTAACGGTTACAGACTTTGTTTGTTCGGTTGCGTTTTCACGAATAAAAAGAGGGCTGTTAATAAGTTTTATTTTACTTTCGCCGTCAATCGCTGTGCGAGCGTCAACTGGTAATGCAACGGCTTCCGGGTTAATATCTGGAACGCTAACGTTAACAATGGAAAAAGTGAACCCGCTTGTTATTTCTGTTACATTACCGAAAACAGGTGCAGTATAACCTTTGTAACCTGTTAAAACGATGTTTGATTCTAAGCTTTGAAAACTAAAAGAAGAACTACCTGTTAGTTGCGCTATAAACAGGCTAGTAGGGTAAAAGGCATTTACTATAAAATAGTTAACCCATCCACTAGGTGTGAGCGCCCCGCCGCTTTCATTTGTTACGCTTATATTGTTTGTGATGTTGGTGTTTGTGTCTATATAAGAAATTACATACTTTTGGATATAAAGTATGTTTGCCGTATGGTTAATATTGATTTTACTAACTGTCATAATTTCCTGTTATTTGTTCCATAATTTCACCAACTATTAAGTTAACTGTTCCTTCTAAATTATCAGCTATTGCTACTTGCAACTCGTTAGGCTCTTGAAATTTACCGTAATTTACTTGCACTACTAAAAGGACCGTATCCCTTAAAGGCTTGTAGTTTACAGAATCTCTTAAAGTACCTCCCGCTTTTCTTAAAGTTCCTTTTGGTTCAACTCTATCTGTTAAATAATACAAATCTTTTGCAACTCGTGATTGTTCCCTTGCTTGCTGGTATATTTTTTCGCCCAAATCCATTAACTGTGCCCTAATAATTTTATCAGCGTCTATTTGTTTCCGTGTCCTTCTTCTTGCCAAAACCTTTAATTTTGTTAATTAGTGCGGTTACCGCCGTTGTGCTTTGCCTTCCAATAGTGTCAACTATTTTATTAATCGAGTTTCTACCTGTTTGAACCCTTTCATTTTCGACTACTTTCCCAGTAATATCCGTGTAACGCATTCGCCACTTTACGCCGCTCGGCATTAGCCGTCTTGCATTTTGCTCTAACTTTGAGTTGGTTCCAAATTGACCGTAAAAAACCTCAACAAAAATAAAAACATTTTTTTCAACTGTG